ACTCATTATGTCATAATTGACGGCAAAGATACGATTTTCTCATATATCTTCAAAATAAATCTTATATTTTTTAGTTCAAAAAACCAAAATTACTTCGTGTTTTTCACCACTTATCTTCCACTTATATTTGGTTTAAATGTTCCCTTTCTTCGTTCATTGTTCGTCATTCGTTCCTCTGCCCGTGTGGCTCGCACCGTCTTTTGTTCGTCTTTTGTTCGTCTTTTGTTCGTCTTTTGTTCGTCTTTTGTTCGTCTTTTGTTCGTTCATTGTTCGTTCATTGTTCGTCTTTTGTTTGTCCTTTTTACTAATTCTCTCATTTTCTAATTAATCTGCGTACACGGCTCGCACATTTGCTAATTTGCCAATTATTCCCTATCTTTGCACCCTAATAAATCATTATATCATTTTTTATGAAGAAAATCAGTCTTATACTGTTGGCTTTTTTATTGCTCACTCCCATAGCAAAAGCCGACGAAGGAATGTGGTTTTTGATGTTCATCGAACGTCTCAACCAAAGAGATATGCAGAAGTTAGGCTTACAACTCACTGCTCAAGAAATTTATAGCATCAATAATAACAGTCTCAAAGATGCTATCGTACAATTTAATGGAGGTTGTACTGCGAGTATCATCTCCAAAGATGGCTTAGTGCTCACTAACCACCATTGTGGCTATGGCAATATCGCTCAGCTCTCCACACCTGAAAACAACCATCTAAAAAATGGATTCTGGGCACGCTCTCACGCCGAAGAACTTTCACCTAAGCAATCGTTCGTGCGTTTCTTTGTGCGTATGGACAATGTAACCGACCGTATGCTATCAGTGGTAAAACCTTCAATGAACGAAAAAGAACGCGAAGCTGCTCTCAACCAAGAAATGGCTAAAATACAAAAAGAGAACAGTGAAGGGGGTAAATATGTAGTTTCAGTACGTCCATTCTTCCAAGGTAATGAATATTATTACTTCGTATACCAAGATTTTAAAGATGTACGACTTGTAGGTACGCCTCCTGAAAGCATTGGAAAATTCGGTGGTGATACTGATAATTGGGAATGGCCTCGCCAAACAGGCGACTTCTCGCTTTTCCGCGTATACACTGATAAAGACGGTAATGCCGCCGACTATTCACCTAATAACGTACCTCTTAAAGCAAAACGCTATCTTAAAGTGAGCCTTAAAGGCGTGCAAGATAAAGATTTTGCAATGATTATGGGATACCCAGGGCGTACCAACCGTTGGGAAAGCTCTTATTGGGTAGACCAAAACGTAAAATATGCCTATCCTGCGTGGGTAGAAGCCTCTAAAACAGCTATGGATGCTATGAAACACTTTATGGATAAAGACGATGCCGTACGCTTGCAATATGCTTCACAATATTCAAGCATTGCCAATTATTGGAAAAACCGCCAAGGTATGATTGATGCACTTACGGCTCATAAAACAGCAGCTACTAAGCGCAAAACCGAAGCTATTTTCGCCAAATGGGCTAATAAAGCTGAAAATAAGGCTGAATATGGCGACGTACTGAACACTTTATCTAATTTCTTTGAAAAAACCAATGCTAAATCAGCCGATGAGAATTATTTGGGTATGCTATGGCGTGCTTCTTTCTTTATAAAGATGCCTGTACGTTACATCAGTATTGTAGATGGGGCTAAACGCGGAGGTATGCCCGCTGAAGAATTGCAAAAAAGAGTTGATGACTTGTTAGCCGATTATGACAAAGTGAATTTAGAAGTCGAAAAGGCTATCCTTGCCGATATGTTACAGCTCTATGCTAACAAAGGTAACGAAGTTCCTTCTCAGTTGAAAGATATCAAAACAAAATATAATGGTAACTTCCATAAATATGTAGAGGAACTTTTGGCTAATAGCATTTACCGAAGCAAAGAAACAGCGAAAACAGGTACTCAACAAGATATCATACAATTAGCACAAGACCCTATTTTGCAACTCTCCGAAGTGCTTTTCAACAGTTACCGCAACCCTTCTCAAGAACTTATAAACTTAGAAGACAGCTATGCCAAAGCCTTCCGCAAGTTCGTAAAAGGTATGCGCGATTCTAAAATCAGTACTATCTTGTATCCCGATGCCAATTCTACTCTACGCCTTACCTATGGTACAGTCATTCCATTGGCTGCCGATAAACGCAACCCCGATGTGAAAAAGAACTACTATACTACCTTCAATACCCTAATGGCAAAGTACAAAAAAGGCGATGCCGAATTTGATATGCCACAGCGTATGCTCGACCTTTATAAGAAGAAAGAATTTGGAAGGTATATAGACAAAGACGGTTCTATGCACGTAAACTTCCTTACTAATAACGATATCACAGGTGGTAACTCAGGTTCGCCTGTAATGAATGGTAAAGGAGAACTCATAGGGCTTGCTTTCGACGGCAATATCGAAGCAATGGCAGGCGATGTAATCTTCGACAAACAACTACAACGCACTATCAACGTAGATATTCGCTACGTCCTCTGGGTAATCGATATTTATGCCGGAGCCAAGAATATTATAAATGAAATAGAAACAGTACAGTAGAAAAAAGAGTTAGGAGTTAGCATATAAGCTAATTCCTAACTCCTAAAATAGAATGAGCCTATCAAGTTATACAAAAGAATTCAAATACAACTTTAAAATTGCTTACCCCATCATATTAGGAATGCTCGGGCACACCCTTGTTGGGTTCGTAGATAATGTAATGGTAGGTAAAGTAGGTATTACCGAACTCGGAGCAGCTGCTCTGGGTAATACCGCTATATTCATTGCAATGTCGTTTGCCATTGGTTTTTCTGTTGCTAGTACTTCCTTAGTAGCAATGGCTGATGAAGCAGGTGATAAACCTACTGCTCAGTCTATTCTCAATCACGGAATGGTACTCAATGTAATATTAGGAGTAGTACTCTTCCTTTTATTGTTTTTTGTAGAACCTGTGATGCGCTATACAGGACAAAGCGAAAAAGTAATAGAGTTAGCAGTACCCTACACCCATTTGGTAGCTTTTTCGCTTATTCCGTTGGGTGTCTTCACTACCTTCAAGCAGTTTGCCGATGGCTTATCAATGACCAAATATGCTATGTATGTTACTATCTTAGCAAACTTGCTAAACGTTTTTCTAAACTATCTTTTTATTTATGGTAATTGGGGTTGCCCAAAATTAGGAGTGTTAGGTGCTGGTATTGGTACCTTAGTATCACGAATTGTAATGCCTATAATGCTTTTCTTTATGCTGAAAAACTTAGAGAAGTCGCGTGAATACGTTATGAGTATCAGTTTTAAGAATATGCAACAAGCAATGTACAAAAAGATAACGGCTCTCGGACTCCCTACCGCTATGCAAATGATTTTTGAAACAGGTATATTTACCGCAGCTATTTGGATAAGCGGTATGCTGGGCGAAAATCATTTATCAGCAAACCAAATTGCGCTCAACTTATCGAGTATGACTTTTATGGTCGCTAATGGCTTAGGAATTACCGCTATGATACGTGTAGGGAATCAATTAGGAGCGAGAAACTATGCTAATTTGCGTAGAGTAGCTATTTCGGTATTTCTGTTAGTACTCTGCACACAAGTATTTTTTGCCCTTCTTTTAGCGGTATTTCGCACTTGGTTACCGTCATTGTACTTAGAGATGGATAACATAGAAAAATTAGCTAATAATACTCTAGTAATAGGCGAAGCTGCCAATCTCTTGCTCATTGCAGCTATTTTCCAAATATCCGATGGAATGCAAGTAACAGCTCTTGGTGCCTTACGTGGAGTACAAGATGCTAAAGTGCCTATGTACATCACTTTTGTAGCCTATTGGCTAATTGCCTTCCCTATTCTTTATGTGTTAGGCGTTTATACCAATTTAGGTACTATGGGCATCTGGATTGGCTTGCTTACCGGTCTCACCGTCGCTGCTGTCTGCCTCTTGTATAGGTTCAACCGTATCAGCTTACAGCTGATAGCCAACAGACACCAATATACTTTTTAAAGCTCTTTTGTAATTCATAAACAACAAAGGGCTGTTCAATGTACATTGAACAGCCCTCATATTTTTATTATAATAATTTATAAACCAATTTTAATCTTCCTCTTCTCCATCCCAGTATTCCAGAAACTCTTTTATGAGCTTGGCGGGGTTGGCTTTCTTTGTCCAAGAAATAGGCGTATCTTCAAAATCCCGCTGGTGAATAATGATAGGAATATTACGCCCAAATACCTTTTCTACCTCTCCGTCGTCCAACAATCGTTTGGCGAGAACTATCACCTCTTTGATAAAGTCTTTACCAAACTTATCACCTTTTTTGAGAAGTTTGTCATAAAGTTCTTCTTTTATCTGACCTGAAATATATTTTCTAGTTAAATTTTCCAATTGAATTTCTGAATTTTTTTGTTGATTTCTATAAAACTCTAATCTTTCTTTAATATTCTTATTCATATTATCAATATTTTCTAAGTCAATATTATTCAAGACATTTTCAATAGTATTAATTACTGTTGGAAAAATCTCTTCTTCTTTTATGGCACTTATACAATTATTTGTACAAATATATATTCTTTTTCTTTTATATCCCTCATTTGGATATAATTTTTTTCCACAATTACAGTATAGTAAATTTCTAAAAATAGCAGGAAATGTTATTTTTTCTTTATAAGTATTTTTAAGAAGATTATTGGCAAGAAAAAAGACTTCTTCTGATACTATTGCCTCATGTTCTCCTTTAAAAACTTCATAGGTTTTATTCTCTATTCTTTTTTTATTTGAATCTTTTTGGAATTGTTGATATTTTAATTTTCCAGCGTAAACTGGGTTTGATATTATTCTTCCTACTTTTTTATATTCAAGATTATATATTTTTGCAATTTTTCCTTTTTCAGTACCTTCAATAAATAATTGAAATATATCCTTTATCATTTTAGCTTTTTCAGGGTCTACTATTAATTTTTTATCTTTTAATATATAACCAACAGGAGCAGGTCCACCAGTCCATTGTCCTGACATACATAATTCTTTTAATCTATCTTTTACTCTTCTAGCAATCTTTCTTCCCTCACGAGCATCTAAAAGGTTTAAGATTCCCTCTAAAAATAAGTCATCTTCATTACTTGGATCTACCCAACCCCTACTTATGTTATATACTTTAACATTATAGTTTCTAAAAATTTTATACAGTATATGATGTTCTAATTCATCTCTACCTAGTCTTGAACTTTCATAAACTATAACTGTTTTTATTACTCCTGCTTTTATATCCTCTATCAGTTTTAAATATTCTTCTCTTTCATTTGAATATCCACTTTTTACATCTTTATAAACCTTATAATCATTGAGTCCTAATTCATTAGCTTTCCTTTCACATAAAGAAATCAAACTGTCAATATCTTGTTTATCTGTTGATTCTCTACAATAAATAGCAGTTGTTATATTCATAAAGTATTATCACCTCAATTTGCTAACACTTCTTCTTTTGCTATTTCTAATAATGCAAGTAATATAATATTTTTTTCATCTTCAGAAATATTTTCATTTCTTACTACTTCCATATAAAATCTAACTCCTTTCTTCATTAATATACTGGTAAGACTGTGGAGCTTTTTCTATTCCAAAATCTTTTAGTTCTAACTCTTTTTTATACTTAATAACTTTTTTTATTTGTATAGCATAAGCAACTTTTGAATTTTTATAGTATTCAAAATATTCTTTTTCTGAAATACCTAAATTATTTTTAAGAGATTCCCATAAAGGTTTAGGAGCTGAAGAAATTATTCTATCTATAATAATTTCTCCAACAACCTTTTTTTCAGGAAAACTTGAATATATAATAATAGTGTCTACAGTCTTTTTAAAAAGCTTTTTTCTAAGTTCAAAAGTTTTAGTTCCAGCAAATATTTGTTCTACAAATTTAGGCTTTATTGGCATTAAAACTTTCATAATCAACCTCTATCTTATTAAATAGACCTTCTCCAATCCTAGAAACAGCTATTTCAATGTATTCCTTTTTAAGTTCTACTCCAACTCCATTTAGATTTAAACTTTTTGCAACTTTTAATGTAGTTCCTGAACCAAGAAATGGATCCAATACTATACCATCAATAGGACATCCAGCTAAAAGACACCTTTTTACTAATTCCTCTGGAAAAATAGCATAGTGTCCTTCTTTTATTCCTTTTGTTGCGATGCTCCAAACTGTCCTCATATTTCTTCCATTCTCATTGTAAATAGTTTTCCAAGGTTTATCTATTCTTTTCATAGCAGTTTTACTTTCTCCAGCTTCTAATATTTTTTTCTTTCCTGTAGGCATAACTCCATCTTTGAAACCATTTAAAGTTTTTTCAGAATATGGTTCATACTGCTTTTTGAAATAGTATTTTTGATTTTTTGTAAAGAAAAATATTTTTTCAAAATCATTTGTGAATCTATCGTTCAAAGACTCAGGGAGAACATTTGGCTTATGCCAAATAATTTCATTTCTTAAAATCCATCCTTGGTCAATCATCTTAATACATAACCTTTCAGGAATCATCATCTTTGATTTTCTTTGAATATTTGTTTTTCTTGGAATAACCTTAAATGTATTTTCTTTGCCTCTTTTTTTATTGCTTCTTTTAGAAAATTTAGAATTAACATTTGAATAAGTATCACCTATATTAAGAAAAAATGTTCCTGACTTTTTTAGAACTCTATATAATTCATCCATTATAAGCATTAATTTTTCAATATATTCTTCAATGTTTTCTTCTAATCCTATCTGGCCAGAAATATTATAATCTCTAAGTTGCCAATATGGAGGAGATGTTATAATACAATCTATGCTTTCTGTATCTAATGTTTTTAAAACCTTTAAACTATCTCCATTTATTATCTTCATTATTATAGTCAGCTCCTCTCCTTAACTGTTTTTTTAATAAAACCATTAGTATCCTAGTTGTTCATGCAGGTCTGGGTTTTCAAAAATGTTACCAACAATTTCAAAGTCTTCTTCTAGGTCTGAAAGATGTTCTGTAATATTTTCATAAGAAACACGATAAGTCGCATCTTCATCATCATAGGAAATTAATCCATAAATATCATCTATACCATCATTGAATTTAATTACATCTGCTTCATAAAGCTCTTGACCTGCTTTGTCTTTTGCTCCTGAAAATTGTAGAAGCTCTATATCTTTAAATGCAACAGTTTTATAATTTTCATTAAATAAATTACCATCTTCTGTATATCTTATATATTCATAGTTAAAATCTATTCCAATAATAGCAACCATTTTCTTTTCTTTCTTCAACCAGGCTTTCATTTTAAATTCTTTCATTTTATCCCCCTAAGCAATTTTAATTTTCATAATTTCTCTATCAACCATATCTAAGTATTTTTTAGATGATTTTATTAATTCTTGAACTTCTTCTTTTATATCAAGTTCATTAACTAATTTTTTTATTCTATCTAATTTAAAATTTTTAATAAGCTTATTCCAAGAACGAACTGTATCTGTAAATCCAGCTGGAAGCCTTTGTAACTTATCTTCCAAAGTCATTGGAGCCTTTTCCCAAATAGAGTTTGCACAATCTTTAACATGAGCTTGCATAACTTCTCTAGTATAGAAATTTTCTTCATATTCTATATCTTGGTCTTTAACATCGTCATAACATTTGTTATAAATATCAGATGTTAGATTTTTACATCTACCTAGCAATATCTTGTAATAAGTATTTAAATAACCATCTTTTTCATTTTTCCAAACCTTTTGATGATTACCAATTACAATTTCCAATGAAAGTAAAAGTGTCTTTAAACTTAAAGCATTAAGCTCACTTTCAGTAGGTTTTTCTATAAATTTAATTTCTTTCTTTTCATTTATCTTGATTTGTCTTTTCACAGTCTTTTGAGCTTTTCTCATTTTCAACACTCCTTTCTGCTAAAAGAGCAGCTAATGCTAATTTTAAAATATCCATAAAATCACATCCAAGCTTCTAATAGAAGAAAAGGAAAGTTAAGTTTATGTTTCAATTTTTTCCAGAAGCTAATTTCCATACAGTCAACTTCAAATCCTTTTATCTTCTTATTTTTATAAGCTATTACAACAGCCTCATTAAAACTGCTTGCAGTATATTCTCCATTTACCAAGTAAAAGTTTTCTCCAATTTTTCTTATTTCTAGCATCATGTCCTCCTATTCTTGACACCACAAATAACTTACTGTAAAATAAAACTGTCTGAGGGCTTTATCAACACGAGCAAGTTACTTGCAGTGCAAAATTGATAAAGTTCTTTTTATTCTGTTAGTCTTTTAAAAACTTTTATAAAAATTTCAAGCTCTTCATTTTCTTTTTTCATTGCAGAAATTCTTGAAATACCTAACATAGCAACAGCAACATCATCTTCTATTAAAGAGTTATTACTTTTTATAGTAGTTTCTGCCTTTTCAATTAAATCATCTTTATAAATCATATTTCCTCCACTAGTTGTTGTAATTTTTTTATATACTCTGTAAGTTCTTTTTTATATTCCTGCTTATCTTCATCTTTTAACTTCAATGTTCTTTTTTTCATTTTTTCAATTTTATTGAAGTTAAAAAACTTCTGACCAGCTGGAAGAAATTCCATTTTATTTTTTTCAATAGCAGGAAGTAACTGCTTTCTAATTTCTTTAACTTTATAGATATCATTTTCTAAAATTCCTAAAACTTCTTCATATTGAAGATCCTTATTTGTTAGAATTTTTATTGCTTGATCTGAATAAGAAAATATTTTATCTTTGTAATCTTGAAACTCTAAATATAAATTCCATCTTTTTAAGTAAACTGAAACAGAGTCTTTTGTAAGTCCCTTAGACTCATACCAAGCCATAAACGAATTAGTAGGTTTTAAAGTTTTTTCAATTAATGCTAATGACGAACACATTTCAAATAAATTATTTTTCATTTTTTTGTATGTATTCATAAATATTTTTTCTTGTTCAGATACAGTAGCAATTTCAACATCATTTAATTCGTAACTAGCGAAATCAAATTCTTTTATTTCTGATTTAGAAGATATAACTATATTAAAATCATTATCTAAATTTTTATTCATTGTCTATCTCCTTCCAGATATTTATAAAGATACCTTTGATATAATCTAATTTTTTAGCTTTGCTTTCCCATAGCAATGTTTCTTTATCAATTAATTTAGAAATAAGACTAATTTGTGGGATAGGAAAACTTAAATGGATTCCTTGTACTCCTAATTTTTTATTCAAAAAATCATAATATTCTTTTTCAAGTTTTGTCCTTCCAGTTCTATTTGGAACAACAGCCTTAACCTTGTTTAAATCAACTTTTTTTAACATACTCAACACTGAATGTGTTGTAATGCTATCAAGAAAAGTTGGAATAACTATATGGTCAGATATTTCAATAAATAAATTATCTAACCCCATTACTGGTGAACCATCAATAACAATATAGTCATACTCATCTTTTAAAATTTTTATAGCTCTCTTAAAAGCCTCATCAAAAGAATTTTTTATCTTATATCCTTGTAAATGTAAGAAGAAAAGATTTTCTCTCAATTTTTTAATTTTATAGCTTTTACCTTCAATGAAATCTTCAAGTCCAGCTTTGCTTGTATCTTCAATTTTTATACCTGCAAATTTTAAAATATCATTTTGGGAATCGCTGGTAAGAATCAATGTCTTTTTATTTTTTATCAATGCTTTATATGCTGCTAATTGTAGAGTTATATAAGTTTTTCCAACTCCACCTTTATTCTTTAAGAGTTCTTAAAGACTTACTAAGTCCTCTTTTTTTGTTACATAAGTGCCAAGCTCCAAATTTTTTTATAATAATTCCTGATAAAACTTCATCATCTTTAGTTGCAAGAATAAAGTCTTGCCTATAAATCATTGAAGTTCCAGCAGTATATCCAGTTGCTTCAAGCCATTCAACTTCTTTAAAATCAAATTCCTTTTTCTGACCATTTGAAATAGCTATCATTTTTTTATTTCTGTAATCAATGAAGCTAACACTATATGTTTTTTTATCTGTACAGCTATAAATTTTTCCTCTTAGCATTATTGCTCCTTTCAGTTATAAAATTCAGGGTCTTTCAGACTTCTAAATGCTCCAATTTTTATAGCACATAAATGCCATAATAACTTTCCATAACTGGAGCAATATTTATAT